AAAGCCATCCACATGGCAGGTAAGACAGAGGAAAAGTTCACCCTCGATCTTGTGCCTCGCAACGTATTTGGGCCAGAAATGATACAACCGATTTCGCCAATCGGTTTCGATTTTTTCAATGACATCTTGGATTTCTTCTACCTCCGAAGATGACTCGAAACCTAAACCAGTTAACCGGCCAACCTCATCGCGGACTGCGGTATTGACCTGCGGGTTGGTTTCAAACTTAGTCCAACACTCCGCTTGGAGTTCGGCACGGCTCATATTTAAAATCGGCGTGCCGCCTGAAGCGATCGGGGCTCCATCTGCGTCGGTGGTTTTTGCGGAACCGGCATCATATTGCCAAGGAACAGAAAACGTGACCCCCTTGATAAGTTCATTCATAACTTCATCAGGGATGTTCTTGTTGATAAACCTTTCGATTTCTTTCTGTTTCATCTCCGCCTTACTTATCTTGATAAAAAATATAGCTTGCTGATTATCTTTATTCAATATCGTAAGCGATTGTCAATAAAAAAAAACAGCTTACCGAAATATTTTTATGGGAGAGATTTTTTGTACCACTTTCCAAGGCCGTCTTTTTCAAATGTTTTTTTAAATCCGATATGAGCAGCAGTATGATAAATTACAATCCCCTCCGATCCTATGGTTAATAATACTGCCCGATTAATCGCTTATCCTCATAGAAACTCCCCAGGAACTCCATTCCTGATCTCTGCTCAAAATCATCCACTGAAAAAAACCGCCCGCCATACAAGGCATGCGCCAATGCGTACACGCTATCGTCCTGAATGCCATGCTTCTTTTTCTTCTCTGTGGATCCAAACCACTTCTTATCCGGATCATGGTCGAACTCTAAAAGCTCTTCCTCAAGGATGTCGTTAGCCCTTGACCCCGGGATCACCAATCTTGCCGACTTGAACCGCCCATCATTGACAACCATATAAAGCTCTGTAAACAAAGCTAATTGCTTAGACTGGCTTGGATGCACCAGGTCAAACTTAATATCAAGCTCCTCACAAATTTCAGATAAATCCCAAGTTCCCCACGGCTCAGAGCAATATGAATTTATACTTCCATACTCCATGTCGATATCCCTTAAAAACTTTTTCATGGATTCGAGGGAGCTGCTTTCCAGAAAATCCAGCGCCAGAAGAACATACAAATACTTCGGCACTTCCAGCGTCCCAATCTCGGGGCGAGTCCTGCTTTGTGGTAGTCCTTTCGCCACCGCCACCGCAATCGTTCGGGCGTTTGTTCTCTTCCCTTCGATAGGTGCAGCTCTATCCATCCCGGTCAAAACACACCAGTCGGTGTCATACAAATTTCCAAGATGTTCCAGCTCCTCAATCGAACAATATCTCGGATACCTGTTTTCTGTTTGAAGCTTATACTCTTTATCTGCCGGCCACAAAATCTGGTTTATTTCTTGGATCTGTTTCTGACTAGAATAAATCAAGTCGTATCGTTCACCATCCAACCCAGATTCCTCGGTCAGCTTCCGATCGTTCTCCCGGATTTTTTGCAGGCGTTCGACGGCAGTTAAAACTTCCACGTGGTTATTTAGATTCCCATACGCGCCCAGGTAATAAATCGATTCAACCTCCGCCTTAGAGAAAACCTTATCCTCTCCAGCTTCCCATATGTTTTTAAAAAGCCTATCAAACCCCTTCCCGACATAATGCACAACCTTAAACGATTCTAATTGCTCCTGCGTCATGTTCGGATGCCAAAAGTCGCGGTAGTCTCCGTTTGGACTGCATCGGTAAGAAAAATATGTAGCTGTGTCTTCTCCGGAATTTACTTTTTGATAGATATGGAAAAGGGGATGGTTTTTGCCAGACACGGTCGTGTCTATCATACCGAAAGCATTGGTTATGTTTCGTAAACTTGTATCTATGTCCTCAAAAAATTTATGATTTTTTAGCTCGAAAAACTCTGAAAAGGTGTATCCGTTAATGTTGCTCATAAGCCCTGAGAATGTAGTGACTGAAGCTATCGTTGACACCACATTCCCTTTACTGTCTCTCAGCCGTATTTCTTTCTGCTGAATGTTTTTACCGCCAATAATCTTTAATAACTTCGGGCTATTGTTTAATATCCCGACTATTTCCTTATAATGAACAAGGACTGACTGATCTTTACTGTTGGCACACAACATCAGCGTCTGCTTCGGGAAATTCATCCATTTCCAAATAATTATCAAACACAACAAAAACGATTTACCCTCACCTCGCATCCAGCAAAGAATAATGCGACGATAAACAAAAATACCGTCTTTCATCTTCAAGCATTCCCTTACTATCTCTTTGTGCCTTTCCCAAAAACTTTTATAAGATCTCCCAGTTATCGGGTGTTTATCGTTAGGCAACTCGCCAAGATACATCCATTTCGGAGCAAAACTTCCAACTGGCGTAATAGAAATCCGGATGTTCTCCTCACAGAACTTAATAAACCCTTCAGCTCCATCCCGGTAGCTCAGGTCAAAACCGACACGCGCCCGGGAGGCTGTTGTAGCTCTTGATTTTAAAACACTGGTTTTTGTTGACAATTATCCCCTCCCTTAAGCCTGTTGTTATCACCACCCCTGCCGCGTATCGGCATACCCGCTTGTTTGATTTGGTATCTCACAGCAGCCCAGGTAACCCCAAAATATCGCCCAACCTGCGCGAAGGATAACTGTTCATCGCAATACAGCGCTATCAGTGCGGATAAATAATCCGGGTAGCCAAGTTGGTTGGCGCGGGCGAGTTTGTCTGTTGCGTAATGGGTCATTTAAAAAGCTCCACTCGACAACCTTCTTCATCATCATCTATGCCTTTCTGGTATTTGTTCCTTAAATTTATCAATTCCTTCGACATAGAAATATGCGAGCACAGCCGCTCAACCTCTAAATTACTCGGGCGTTTCGGAGTGGTAATAAACCACATCGCTTCAGACAATCTTCCCATTACCGATATCCTCTCCCGCCTGCCTCGTACCGCTTCACAGTCTCGACCTTGCATGCCTCAAATTCTTCTTTCTTTAACTCTTCAATCCGATATTTCAAATACTTAACTTCCTTCAAAAGCTCTTCAATGTTTTTTTTGTCAGTACCGCTAACGTCACGCTCAAGGATTGCCTCGAGGCAGGTTGATAAAAAAGGATAATAGCCGATAATTGCTTCGTATTTCTCGCCCTTCGTCTTCCCCTTCTCAACAATCATGGGGCGATAAACAGTCCAACATTGGCTGTCAGACCTGATAATCAAATCCCCAATCTTCACTTCAGTCGCCATTTTTGTTCTCCTTTTCGAGATTGTTTATTTTCCAACACAAAAACACAATGTAAAAAACCAAAATTATTATAAATATCAAAAGCGGTATCCATAACGGCGCTATCACCCATCACCACGACCATGAAATCACATTAGTTAATTTAAGTACTAAAAACACGATAAACAACACTCCACCAATTCCATTCCTAGGGGTCATATTATTAAACGTACTCATCTTATTCCTCCTTTTCGAGATTGGAGGGAATCCGGACCTAACTGCCGAAAGGCAGCCAAAAGACGATCCTAATTATCAAGCAAAAACGCCGGAATTTTTGAAACGATCTCATTCATCTAGGCGATATTTACCTCTTCCTTCAACCCCTCCAGCTTGCAAAACTCTTTTAAGATCTCCTGTGCCGTGATTATGGCTCTACTCCTTTTCAAAAAGATTTATCTATTTTGGACCATCCTGGTTCTTCTTCTTCCTACGCATAATCCGTTTCCCTCCCCCTAAGCAAAACATCCCGGGCTTAACCCGCTTCAACAATCCGGACTTTACCATCCGGCCAAGAATCTTCTCCAGGTCTTTCTCAAGGTAAAGCCAGCCCAAAGCATTAACAACCTTAACTTTTGTGAATGTGGCCGACTGCATCGCCATCTTCAAAATCTCTCGCTTATAGTAGTCCATGTGCTATTCTCCACCCGTTTAAATTCAAGACACCATAGTTTATGTTTAACCACCCGCCGCGTCTGGCTCTTCCGGCCTTCCAGAATTGCCCGGACCATTTCGCTGCTGAAAATTATCGGTTTTTCTTTCATCACATCTTCCTTTTCGTTTCTCGATTGTTTAACCCTGCCCTTTATTCCGCTTTGTGATTAATTGTTTTCATGCGATGCGACTATGAATTTTTTAGGTA